AATTCCGGTTGCTACAACCAGTATGGCAGATATGACTATGGCAGCAGATGAAATTAGTGCTTCTATGTCAGATATGATTCCTACTGATAGTATCATAGCTGCTAGAGACGCTATGATGTTAGAAGCAAATGAAATTGCTGAAGACATTGCAGGTCAGATGTCTGCTGTAGATATTCCTCCTATACAAGTTGAGAATGTTTTAGCACAAGCTCGTGATAATATGATGTTAGAAGTAAATGAAATTGCTGAAAATATCCAAGATGCATTACCGGTAGACAGTGTAAAACAATTAAGCGATAATTTAATGTTAGAAGCAAATGAAATTGCTGAAGATGTTAACGAAAGCTTTAGTTCGATGATAGATGATGCTGCCTTTGCAGCAGGGCCTGGTGATGCCAGTGTTGCAGGGTTTGATTCTATTGCCGAAGATATAAAAAGCGCCTTACCAGTTGATGAATTTGGCGGGTTAGCCGAAGCTATAAAAGAACAAGAAAATGCGAGTCTTATTACAGACGATATGCGCGGAGGCTTAGATGAAGTTTCTAAAGATATACAAAAAAATTTAAGCTCAATGATAGATGATGCTGCCTTTGCCGCAGGACCTGGAGATGCATCGGTAGCCGGAATCGATTATACACCTCAAACCCCAGGTGATGCATCAGTAGCTGGTATAGACTATGCAACTCCTAATCAAGTTAAGGATAAAGCTTCGGAAACTAATCCGTTTTTTGACGATAAAGGAAATCTTAATTTAAACAGCATAAACCTACCAGGTATGAAAAAATTTGGAGCAGATCTATCGCAGCAAACAAAAAATGCAGCGAAGCCTAAAGACGAGAATGAATCAGAAGCGGAATCTGCTAGACTAAAAAGGCAAGCTGAAAAGAAACCTACCACGGAAGCAGAGCCTACTAACAAAGTTGAATCGAAGACAACTAACAAAGAAGCTACCTTAAATGATGTAGTAAAACAGTTAAGTTCATTAAATAAATCTATACAAGAACTAATCGATCAAAATCAAAAGTTATTAGGGGATCAAATTAGAGCAACCAAAGCTAATAACAAAAATAATTTTATAGGCGTCATTTAATGAGTTGGAAAAAATATTTTACTCCTGTAGTTGTTGACAATCAACCAGGAACTTATAGTCCTATAGGAAATTCTGCAAAGCCAGGTCCTGCTCGTTCAAATTACAGCAGTTATCTTCCAGATGTTTACACTGGAGCTCCTAATAGAATAGACAGATATCTACAATACGATACTATGGATATGGATAGTGAAGTTAATGCAGCTCTAGACATACTAGCAGAATTTTGCACACAGCCTAGTGAAACAAACAAAACACCATTTCAGCTACATTTTAAATCAAAAGCAACTACAAGTGAAACCAAAATTCTACGAGAATATCTACAACAATGGTGCAAACTGAATAAATTTGATACTAGAGTTTTTAGAATTATACGTAATGTCTTTAAGTATGGAGATGGATTTTTTATTAGGGATCCAGAAACAAAACAATGGTTTCATGTAGATCCAGGAAAAATTACTAAAGTTATAGTAAATGAAAGTGAAGGTAAAAAACCTGAACAATATGTAGTTAGAGATTTAAATCCTAATTTTATGGATCTAGTTGTTACAACAATTAATCCAAATACTACAAATACAAATAATAGAGGCACAGCTTACGTAGCAGGAGGAGCAGCAGCACGGGGGCAGTCTAGTGCCTACCCAGTAAGTCCAGGAACAAGATTTCAAAATAATCAAAACGAAGTTGCGATAGAAGCCAAGCATGTTATACATCTTAGTCTTAGCGAAGGGTTAGATAATAACTATCCATTTGGTAATAGTTTACTTGAACAAATTTTTAAAGTTTATAAACAAAAAGAACTTTTAGAAGATGCAATCATAATTTATAGAGTTCAGAGAGCTCCTGAACGTAGAGTTTTTTATATAGATGTAGGAAATATGCCAGGACATTTGGCCATGAGTTTCGTAGAAAGAGTTAAAAATGAAATTCATCAAAGAAGAATTCCAAGTGCCACTGGCGGTGGACAAAATGTAATAGATAGTGCTTACAATCCTTTGAGTATTAATGAAGACTATTTTTTCCCTCAAACAGCAGAAGGTCGGGGTAGTAAAGTTGACACTCTTCCTGGAGGGACAAATTTAGGTGAAATAGATGATTTGAAATACTTTACTAATAAACTTTTCAGGGGTCTTAGAATTCCTAGCAGTTATTTGCCCACAGGAGCAGATGATAGTCAGGCTAGTTATAACGATGGTCGTGTGGGAACAGCTTATATTCAAGAACTACGATTTAACAAATACTGTGAAAGACTACAGAGTTTATTAGAAGACATATTTGACCAAGAATTTAAACTTTATCTCTATGATAAAGGCGTTAACATTGATACTGGTTTATTTGAGCTACAATTAAATCCTCCTCTTAATTTTGCTGCATATCGTCAAAGTGAGATGGATGGACAAAGAATCAATACGTTTAACACACTACAACAGGTTCCTTTCATTAGCAAAAGATTCGCTCTAAAAAGATTCCTAGGACTTAGCGATGAAGAAATGGCAGAAAATCAAAGTATGTGGGCAGAGGAAAACGGAAAGTCATTTAGCATCGCTACTGATGCAAGCGGAGAATTAAGAGGAGCAGGAATAAGCCAAGCAGGCATAGAAAGTGATTTAGGAGATCTGGCAGACGAAACTGCTCCGCCAGAAGTAGGATCAGCAGAAGGTGAACCAGCAGCCGGAGCTGTTCCAGCCACCGCACCGGTAAGTGCGCCTACAGTATAAATATTTTTATGATACTACGAGAATTATTTTATCGAGATAATCAATCTGCTGCCTTATCGGATAACCTTGGTTATAATCCTAGAAGAGACAGCGATGTTATGAAACGTAGTGACACTAGAAAAACTAGACTAACACTTAAACAGATTAATGAACTACGCAAGGCTAGTGAGCGTCACATTCTAGAACAAGAAAAAGAATTAGAATTTATAGAATCAATGTATAAGCCACCTCCAGCACCGGCAGCATAACTAATTTGAAAAGGATTAGACATGCGCAGATTTGTGCTAGGTAATGGACGTAGTCGTCTAAATATAAACCCTATAGACTTAAAACCATACGGATACATCTACGGATGTAATGCAATTTATAGAGAATTTGATCCTGATTACTTAATTGCTGTTGATCCTAAAATGATCTTTGAAATAGAAAATAAAGGATATCAGCTTACTCACCAGGTATGGACTAATGTCAACAGCAAATATAAAAAATTTAAAAACTTTAATTATTTTCAGCCTAGTTTAGGATGGAGTAGCGGACCTACAGCCTTAAACATGGCTAGTCAACATGGAGCTACCGATATTTTTATATTTGGTTTTGATTATGTTGGAACGCAAACTGGTCTCGTTAATAATGTGTATGCTGATACAGATAATTATAAAAAATCTAACGAAATAGCAACTTATTACGGCAATTGGCGACGACAAACTGATCAAGTTATAAAAACTAATAGTAGTATAAACTATTACAGGGTAGTTGAAGATAACTTTTTTGATCCCGAGTGGAGCTATAAAAATTTTAAACATATAAGTTACTCTACTTTTAAAGATTTTTTATCTAACTGGCAAAAAATACGCTAAAAAACAGCCATTACGCACAGTTTATTGTAATCTATTGTAAATAATAATGACAGCCTTGCAACCTAAAGGAGACCAAACATGACTGATCGAAACAAATTCGAGCAGATGCTCGAACATCTTATTAATGATGAAAGTGACAAAGCTAAAGATCTTTTCCATCAAATCGTTGTAGCCAAATCTCGCGAAATCTACGAACAAATTCTAGCAGAAGACTTTGAAGAAATCGACGAAAAGAAAGAAGAAGACGACGAGGACGAAGAGGTCGATGAATCTAAAGACGAAGACGAGTCTGAAGATGAAGACATGGACGAGAGTTTTGGCTTTGCAGAAGGCGAGGACGACGACGAAACAGGTGATGATGTTGGAGGTGATGCTACCGATGACATGATTGATGATCTAGAAGGCGAGGACGACATGGGCGGCGATATGGACGACATGGGCGGTGAAGGCGATCTAGAAGACCGTGTAGTCGATCTTGAAGATGCACTTGACGAATTAAAATCAGAATTTGAAGCTTTGATGTCAGGCGAAGAAGGTATGGATGACATGGGTGGTGACGACATGGGCATGGATGACATGGGTGGTGACGACATGGGCATGGATGACATGGGCATGGATGACGAAGAAGATAAGATGAGTTTCGAAACAGATAACTTCATGCGTGAATACGTAGAGAAAGTAGGCGGCAAAGATTATACAAGTTATGGCAAAATGGGCGACAATGGTGCTAACACAAAAAGTATCGTAGCAGGTAAAAACGATATGGGTGGCACTGTAGCTAACCTAAAAGGTGGCACAGAAAGTGGTCCAGTAGAAGCCAACAAAGGACACCTAAAAGGCAGTAGTGTTTTCAAAGGAAATCCAAAAGAGGACAATATGGGAAACATTAACGTTCCAGGTGGAAATGCTGGTAAGACAGCATTCAAACATAAAGAGCCAACATATCCAAATGGCTTAGGCAAAGAGCAATCAGATAAAAGCGCCGGCAGTATGTTAAACGGTGCTCCAAAGAGAGCCAAATAAGGTTAATTGATGAATTATCTTCGTGAAAACCTGAGTTTCGACCAAGCTAAAATGGTCGTTGAATCCGACGCTGAGAATGAAAAATCTTTGTATATGACAGGGATTTTCATTCAAGGTGACAAGAGGAATCAGAATCAGCGTGTTTATCCTGCGAAAGAAATCGCCAGGGCTGTCAAAACCCTGAACGATCAAATTGAAGGTGGATATTCAGTTCTTGGCGAAGTAGATCATCCAGAT